GGGGCCGCAGACCCTATACCATCTAACACTTTTAACTAGTAAGTTCGCCTTCAATTGATCGCCTACATCTAGAATGTGCGGGGGAGAAGCTTCGATACTCTTATTACCAACTAATACTAATATATAATCTTCTTTCTAAATGTACTTTACAACAAAACCCAAAAACATTATTTCATAGGTTATAGATCTTCTCTTAGATCGCATACATTATTGACGCGCGGAAACTTATCACACTCAGTGCTTAAGTCGGGCTCTCTCTTTATTTAGAATAGCAATGATTTTCTATAGGATAATGGGTTCGTATTCATCGAAATTATAATTGAATAAATTGTTTATATTTCTGAGGAAATTCGACTTGCATCACGCTAACCACTAGTTGCTGAATAAAATAGGCGCTTATGGCATAGAAGGTGTAGACCGAATTCGCTCCATTGACGAAATATACTTAATCTTCCACAATTATATTAGCGATAGTACCCTTGAACTTCTACGCAACAAAAGGAGAATCTGCCACTTTGGGACCTACTTCCTGGCCTGAGAACCGAGTAGGCGTGGAGTACGTAAACTCAACCCAAACTTTTCTCAAATACAATATGGATACAACTAAAGATTAAACGTTTTTTGTTCTCATGTCTTACCCACAACTCTACAAAAGTTCAATTTTCAAAAACGTTTCCATTTACGATAACGGTGTTACACGTACTCGCGTTCACCCCCCTTCTTCTGATTCTGCATTCTCTCGTGGGTCACCTCCCACAGGAAATAATCTTCACGAATTTGGCAATCGCGTTTCTTTTACGATTGGCTCTCGTCCCGCTACCGCGGCGACACTTGATACAAATCCTCGACTTGCTTCAACAAGAGTATCTCACACCAGATCAGCAGTAGTAGAACCGTCCCCTCGGCTTCAATCAACTCAGACTTCACATATTCGACAATCAGTCACTGAAACTTCACCTTCAGCCTCTTCTATATCTGATAAAACAGCAGTAGGAGGTGCTTATTTAGCCCAATCGGTAGTTCACGGAATTGCCCAACAAGCTTCAATAGCTAATCGGCCAACCCCAGGAAATTCTCCGGCGGTGCAAAACACTTTAAACGTATTGCACCCTACCGCTCCTGCTCCAGGAGGAATACTTAATTCACGTGATCAACAAGCTCAGAACGACTCACAACTCATATCAGGACTAGAAACCGCAGGCTCAGTAGCTCTCGGAGCTTTAGCTTTAATATGATTGAACCCGTGACTATCAACGACCCTATCGACGGCCTCATCACAGGAAAGGAAGAGATCATCCATCAGGATGGTCTCCCTTTGCCTATTGCCGTTGAACCCGGACAAGGAACTCCTTTAAATTTAGATGATAATTGGTCAATCACTGATCGAGCAATGCGTCCTTACAATGCAGGCTCCTTCGTGTTCTCCAGTGCTTCCGCTCATGCTGCACCCATATTTGATACAGACGCAATGACGATGCTTCGTGGAAATTCAGAACTCATGAATATGGTCACACAATTTCAATATGTTCGCTATAAAACTTGCGAACTCGAATTTCTAACTAACACTAGTCAATGGCAAACAGGCTCCTTATTGAATTCGGTAATCTATAATAGACTTTCAGACTCTTTCGACGTCATTACACGACAAACTACTCATCACACTATCTGGCAGCCTTCACAAGGAGAAAGTATTAAAATTACTTTGCCATATATGGATTGGATGGATTGGGTCACTCTTGACAAGGACATCTCAGCTAGAGTCATGGTCTCAGTACTTGTACGACTTACAGCGGCCAATGCTATAACTACTTCTCTACCTTTTACAGTGATGGCTCATTTCACAGGCTTCGAAGTCATGTTTCCAATACCTTCGTTTCCTTTACCCCAAGGGTACGACAATATATTGTACTACCCATCCACTTCAAAAATCTTTCGACCAGACGGTTCAGCCGTCGTGATGGGAAACATCATTGGGGGAATTTCAGATGAACAATCACTTATCGGCGAAAACACTGTCGCGCAATTTCTTTCTCATCCCTACTTATTCAACGAATTTGATCTTACTGTAGTAGGAGAACGTACTCCTTACCATTTAGATTATATGAAAGTCAGTGGGTTCAACAACGCAGCTGTGTGGTCGTTTCCAAATTTCACATTCATCCAGCAATTTACGAACTACATGACAGGTTCAGTTCAGATAACTCTCACTGCAATTTGTGACGGATTTACCCATGGTAAAGTCGCTTTATTTTTGACTGGATCTGCACTTTCTAATGACTGGAACAAGCGTCCTCATCTCATTTGGGACCTCAAAACATCAAAATCTTTCACATTCATTGTTCCCATTCACTATAATGAGCGCAGAATGATTCCCACAAGAAAATTGACAGCTCCTGAATCTTCTTCTTTCGTTGATTTAAGAGTATGTTTGTATTGCATTCAAGATTTTACCGTTTCATCAACAGCTACCAAGATTTCTTTCGTAGGACAATGCTTGCCTATGTGGACTACTCCAGGATCACCAGGAGCTCTGCAATTCTTTCAAATTATGCGAGCCAACCCTAGAGGAACGCGACCATCTTTGGCTGTTGCAGAGGGAGAAATCAATGGCATTCCCATTCTTGGACAATTGAGTTACCCAATTAAAGATAATTACAGCGATATGGAAGAACTCACTCATTTAGGAGAGTTAACCTCTCGTTCTTGCGCTTTCGCTTTACTCACAATGGATGTCTTACAAAATACGGCACGTCTTGGAATGAGATCTTTCTTCCAACATCCACAGATGGGCGTAGGCCCTTTTCCAATGGCTCGACTCCTTTCTATGGGGTATTTCGGTCACAAAGGCTCAGCAACACTTACCCTAAAAACGAACAAAGATGTTGATGCATTTTCAGTAGTACCTTGGGACGATAACATGCCTCAGACTAACTTGTGGTCCAATTTCCTAGAAGGAGCTCTTAATCCTTTGATCAACATCACATCTACAGGATACACTACTTTGGAAGTTCCAGGATTTTGTCCTTACCGTTACTGGCCTCATACTCAGAAGGACTCTTTTGACAGTACTTTGGATAGCGCCTATCGACTCAACATCTTCTCTCACAATTTCGACGAAAGGCCACCAATTACCAGTGCTACTATCGTGAAAGGCTACTATCAGTCCAATATGGACATTCGATTCTACTTTTGGAATGGATTTCATTTCGTAACCGAAACTCTTGTTCCATTTATCAACAACATGCAAAACATGTTTCAAGGAGCGGTGGTGGAAAGACCTATGAAGCTCAACATCAATAAATACGCTGATGTCTATACTGAAGAGACGGAACCCAGTCCATATGCTAGAGCGTCAGAAGAACGACGCAAAGCCATTCAGGGAGTGAAAGATGCTTTTCAAACGACTCACAATTTCGCAGAAATGATGGCAGCTCTTGAAGGAACAACAACTGCCGGAGATGGCACAAGGGAAACAGCAATTCCTCAGATGCATTATTCTGAGGAAGCAATTGAATATCCTCCTCCACAACCGGAGCAGCCTCCTCAAGCAATTGCAGGAACCTCTACTATGACTTATAGCGGGACTTTACAAACACCAGTCCCCAAGAAGAAGAAAAAGGGATTCTTTGATACTTTTGCTCAAGTACGAGAAACTTCAGAGAACGCTTCTACATTGATGAACGAACTTACAGACACCACTAGACGTATCAATGAGAACCTTCTTACTAACGTCGAATCCATCACAGAAAATGTCGCAACGTTCACAACAGATCCCATTGCTGCTTTCAAAGCACTCTTTCCACGAGTCTTTTCGGAGACTCCTCTCGGCGAGAAAGTAATGATGATCGGACTTGAATTAATCGACATGTGCCTCTCCAAAATTACTATCATCCGATTAGGTATTTATGCCAACCGGATCGCATATTTCTTGGGATGGACACCTTCCAAAACTTTGGCAGCCCTCACAGAAATCTTTTACGCATATCTTCCGCAACAAGCGAATCAGGAAGGTATTGTCGGACAAGCCAACGAAGAGACTCAACAAGTCACGGAACCACGAATTCTTGGAGCCGCTACCACTATGGCTCTATCAGCAATTACAGGACTCAACCCACCAGGAGCCTTCAGAAAGGCTTTTAAATACATCGGCGACTTAAGTCGCGATCTCGCAAATTGGGACAGAGGATGGGCTACCATTTCTAAAATCACAGGATCTATCAAAAGATTCATCACCAAAATCATCAAGAAGGTATTCGGAATGGACCCAGACATTAATGTTCCTGAGGCATGTACATCTATTGCTTCAGAAACCGCTCATCTCACCGACCCAGCAGTCTGGTGTTTAATACCAACGACACCAGATTTGAAAGAACGTGCTCTTAAAGTAGTTCGAGACTTTGCTAAACTTCAAGTAGCAGTTGCTGGAATGACTCTATCTCGAGAGGAAATATCTTCATACAATCTAGTGGCTCGCATGATCCATGATCTAGCTTCTATGATTCGAGAGAATAGCGACAGTTACGAAACTAAATTTACTCCATTTCACATTCGGATTGTAGGACCTTCCCAAATTGGAAAAAGTACTTTACTTAAAGTGCTTGCTAACATTCTCAGTCAGACACAACAACTCAATGGAAGAACATATTACGTCTCAGAGACTAACTTCCACGATGGCTACGATGGCCAACACATAGTAGTTCGAGACGATAGAGACATGGCTCAACACGCAGACACTTCTGGCGAAATCATAAATTGGGTTTCACCAGTCCCAGTCATGCTAAATCTTGCCGACTTGACTAAAAAAGGACGTAAATTAGACGCCAAACTCATAATTTCTACTGGAAATAATATGCATCCAGAAATTGACGGACTTCATTCAACAGGACAAATTGCCTGGTTGAAACGCACACATCTTCTCATTCGAGTTGACAAAATAGCGAATTTCAAGAGGAACTTCGAACATCTCAAATTCTACCGAGTCGCTCCCACTGGATCTGATGAAGTAGGCTCTATAATCGGCCGTGGCACTTTTCCAGAATTCGCGCAACGATGCTCGGACTTTTTCTCAAAACATGCTGTGGAACAATACAGCATCAATCAGATTGTCAGCCCTTGGACTCCAGTCCAATGGGGACCTGAACATGATGGGAAACTAGCTCAAATTATACTCAGAACTATGGAATCCAACACTGCGACTCTTTGTGGAACTGTTTTCCGCAGCCCCAATGAAATTCAACTTCAAGGGATGCTAGAAGACATTGAAGCATCATCTGATGAGGAAACTCTCGATGACGAAGATTCTGATTATGAAGAAGATTGGAACACTTTCATCCAAAGTTCTTTCCGGGACAATCGTGGACTGAAAATTATCAAAACGGGAACCAAATACTATCTCATGTCTCATGTACGAGGACGACCACGAACTTTGTCTTCAGGGACTCGTGAAACTATTCGCGAACGATATCATATGCTTTCTGAACGAAACTTGACTGACGAGGAAGCTCAGAGAATTGTCGAGTATTACAACGCAAATGTCAATGAAGGACCAGAACTGGTTGTTCAATACATTATGATCTCCAATGAAATCGACAGATCACTTATTGAAGCGTACATGACCAAGATAATCAATCTTTTAACAACTATCGTGCATACTTCAGCTCCTCATGACCGAATCATCAGAAAGGTTTGGACTTACTTTGCGAGGAAAGGAATCTTCGCCATCGACCTCTTCTCGGCTTGCTTCTTATCTCATTCGACGACGCAACGCTGGCCCAATGGTGCACGAGCTTTTGAGCTCCGACACAGCACCAACAATATCATAATGGAATTTCACACCCAACAACTTTCCACTTTGATTGAAAGAGCTGGTGAAGATCCTATCATGCAATACAATCTCAGAACGACATTTATGAGAAACACTTTTCTCACTGAATTCTTCACCTTCCTTATGAATCCTCTTTGGTATCAGGGGCCTTGGGCTGTTATAAAGGCTCTTTTCGAACATCTCAAAAGACGCATTTACGCAGTTCAAAGTCTCCTTATGGAGTACGTTCACTACTTGCCCATGATCATTGGAGGAATTTCTTTCGTTGGATGTCTCTATCTCTTGAGACCGGCTAAACATGCAGTTCAACAGTATATTTACGCTGAATCCCTTGATACTCTTGTTGAAAAACGACCAGATAAAATCATGGTCATTCAAGATGAAAACCACTACGACCTACCCAATACTGGAGACTCCATTTCTCACATCCATCTTTGCAATCAATGTGGACAAGTGTATAGTCACAGGCACGAAAAGGACCGCACACATCAACTTAGATGTCGGTCGTGCACACAGCGAACTTTCCGCAAGCTACGCCAAGATAATCCATCTGTTGTTTGCGAAATTCCACTTGATGCTGAAGATGCAGCCAATTTGGCTGAAATTCTTCCAGAAGACATTTACTCATCTTCGGTTCCTCGCGGGCGTAAACCCGTAAAAATCAGAATCGAAGCAGGACAGACTATCAAAGAAGCTACTCTCAAGGGACAAATTGTCCGTGAAGCTAATGAAATCATTGATGATTTTATTCCACCTTCGATGAGAGGGAGACCAGATCAACCATCTACGAAACCACAAGGATTACAATCTTACTCATTCAATCCTCGTGATGTAGCCACCATCCCAATAGGGGAAGGTGACTCAGATGAGAATTGTGGTTCTCTTTGCAAGAAAGTCATCAGAAATATGGGCACAATTGCTGCTCACAACGGAAAAGGACGCTGGGAAGTGAATTTTCTCGGGATCTGCGGTAATTGGATACTCACCGTAGCTCACCCCTTTAACCAATTCGTTCTACTCAACCAAGGGATGGTTGTTACTGTCAAAACTACAGAAAATCCTGAAGGAAGAGAAATTCATCTCAGCAAGGATTCTTACATCAGACCAAGTCCTATGGTCACCAACAACACGAAACAACTCGTGGCCAAGGATTATCTCTTCATCAATTTAGCTGGACATGGCTTCAACTCTTTTCAAGATATTCGGAAACATTTTGCTCGCTCAACTGACTATCCTCACGTTGTCGCAAATAATGGTGGCTTTTTAGTCACTGTTGATACAGGAGCTAAGTACAACACTGTGCATTGTTCCTATACCGACCGCATATTTGCAACTGGACAAGTGGTCCCATTAGCCACTCTTACAGCTTCGACTTGGGGATTTGAATACCATATTCCTACCCGCGCCGGCTGGTGCGGAGGACCCCTTATCGTCCACGGAGCGAAAGTTCAGCGGAAGATAGTTGGCATTCATTTTGCTGGCGGAAGAGATCGTGGATACGCGATACCCATTCTAGGAGACGTAATCGACAAACTCAACGGTTGCGCGAAATTCAAACAAAACTTCGTCTCGGACATGGATGATGATCATGTGCAAGCTCAGTGCTTACATTACATGGTTCACGACCCAATTCCAGTCACAGGCGAATCTGACTACTTCGGAGTTCTTCAACCTGAGAAAGTTCCGTATGACAAGCGCAAAACAGCTTTGCGACCATCACCAATTTTTGATCTTATTCAAAAACATGTCACGGAACCTTCAGTCTTGTCTTCTTACGACAAGCGAAATGAAGAACAACTTGATCCTTTACTCGTTAACCTTAACAAGGCTTCTAAGGCAATGACGATACCACCCAAACGATATCGTTCTGAAGCGAGAACGAGACTTCTCAAATACTACAAATCTCTCCTTAAGGGAGACAAGAATAAAGATGGAGTGTACCGAATACTCACACTCGATGAGGCTATCAACGGCGATGACGACCTTATTGAACCTCTCAACATGAAGACATCATCCGGATGGCCTTTCGTTTTGGGTGAAGGAACAGGAAAACATGCTTGTTTCCAACCACGCATGTCCGAAGGTGAGCCAGAAACTCATCCTAGCGGAACACCTCTCTACGATCCTAATCCGGAATTCATGCGTCTTTATACTAAGACCAAGGAAGCTCTCCTAAAGACAGGAGAAGTCAAATGGAATTTCTACATGGACAAACTCAAGGATGAGCGAAGAGGTCTATCTAAAATCAAAGATCTCAATACGCGCATATTCAACATCGGAAATGCGGTATGGCTTGTCCTCAACAAACAATACTTTTGGTGGTTCTATCACTTTCTCAAAGTTCATCGAGAAAAAGCAAAAACATCAATTGGCATGGATCCTTTTGGACCTGATGTCACTGATTTGATGAATCACATGGACGAAGTCTTAGGACTTTGGATGGATAAAGATATACGCATTTGGGATGGGAGCTACGGAGTCTACCTTTGGGAAGATTTCGCTTATATCACTACGCACCTATTTCAATTTGCTAACGACATTTGTCGTTATAACTTTAATTCCATCTATCACTCTATTGTAACCAGCGATGGTTACGGACCTTCACTCCAACAAGTCAAAGAATATGGCTTCCAATACCACAAGAAACAGTGGGAGATGAAACGTGTTTGCATGGCTGTCACTTGTAGAGTGCACATTGCCGGCGACATTGTTTATCGACCAAAGAAAGGAATGCCATCTGGAGACTTCAAAACTGCGTGTGCCAATTGTACTGGACATCTCTTGGTGGATGGAATTGTGTTCTGTCACATTTGTGACAACCATAAACCAACCACTCCGGAAGAAATCACTATTCTTACGAAAAATGATTTTTACGAATGGACACGCACACAAAAAATGGGCGACGATACTATCGACAAAGTCGCTCATTTAATGACGAACTTCTACACACCAGAACGAGTCAACGATGGATGGGCCTGGCTCGGATATGAGATCACGAACGGTGCCAAGACGGGAATGCCGCAATGGACTCCTATGGCAGAAATATCATATCTGAAATCTACATTCAAGCCTCATCCTGAATACTATCGACGTTACCAAATGTGCATCGATAAATCACTGGTCATTAACGAACTCACCAACTGGATTCGCAATGGCCAGCCAGCCCTTGACGCGATGGAATCAAACAGTGCCGACGCCCTTCGGGCAATTTTTGCTTATGGAGAAGTCGATTTCGACGCCTTCAAAAGCAGACTTGACGCAGCTTTGATCTTTCGAGGAGTGCCACAAACAACGCTTTCTTACTCAGCACTAACCGCAGAATGGGAGGGACAGTATGGCTCGACTGCTGAACAAATCTAAATTTCACTAATTAAGAGTTCACCTTCAACTAAATTTAAAATTGGCATAGCGCTGCTAGGCGCGGCCCTTCGTAGCGAATTATTCGTACTGGGCACAATTGGCATTTTTGAATTTTAATTACAATAACAAAATACTTAAGGATGTTAGGTTATTAT